AACGTTTCATTGCGAATGGAGAGATTAGCCTCTTCTCACCGCATGACGTACCAGGTCTCTATGATGCTTTTGGTACTGATACATTTGACGATCTCTATGTACGTTATGAATCAGATAAGTTTATTCCAAGAAAGACTATCGGGGCGCAGGAACTTATCCTAGATATTTTGAAGGAGAGAGCAGAGACTGGTCGATTATATCTTATGAATATCGACCACTGTAATTCACACTCGTCCTTTAAAGACAAAGTTTACATGAGTAATCTTTGTCAAGAGATCACTCTCCCAACAAAACCACTTCAGCATATCGATGACCCTAACGGTGAGATTGCTTTGTGTATCTTGTCTGCTGTTAACATAGGTAAGGTATCAAAGAAAGATGAACTGGAAGAAATTTGTGATCTTGCTGTTCGTGGTCTGGAGGAACTGGTAGATTATCAGGAGTATCCAGTAGAAGCAGCAGAATTGAGCACCAAGAATCGTAGATCTCTTGGTATTGGTTATATCGGACTCGCACATTACCTAGCAAAAAATGGAGAACACTATGATGATCCCGCAGCATGGAAACTCGTCCACGACTTGTCTGAATCTTTCCAATATTACTTGCTCAAGTCAAGTAATGCCATCGCTAAAGAGAAGGGCAGGTGTGGATATTTTGATAGAACCAAGTATGCAGACGGTATCCTCCCAATCGACACTTACAAGCGTGATATCGATGAGTTCTGTGGAACGGAATTGAATCATGATTGGGAAAGTCTTAGAGAATCTATCGCTACCTACGGTCTTAGGCACTCAACACTGTCCGCACAGATGCCTTCAGAGAGCAGTTCCGTTGTGTCAAACGCAACTAATGGAATCGAGCCACCTAGAGGATATCTGTCCACTAAAAAGTCTAAAAAAGGACCACTCAAACAGATCGTTCCTCAGTATGGTACTCTCAAGAATAATTACACTCTTCTATGGGATATGAAGGGCAACGATGGATACATTAAAGTTGTCGCTGCTATGCAGAAGTTCTTTGATCAGGCAATTTCTGGCAACTGGAGTTATAATCCAGAGAACTATGACAATAATGAGGTCCCAGTATCTGTTATGGCAGGTGATTTCCTGAAGACATACAAGTATGGATGGAAAACTTCTTATTATCAAAACACATATGATAACAAAGATGATTTGTTAGATGCTATTGATGAGAAACCAAATCAAGTCCAAGATTTATTATCAGAAATTTTAGAAACCGAGGAGGATGACTGTGACAGTTGCAAAATTTAGAACAAATAATCAAATGCGTAGTCAAGTAGATGGTATGACGGTGTTTAATACGAGCATTGTTGACAGCACCAAGCAAAAAATGTTCTTTGGACCCCCTCTTGGGGTTCAGAGATATGATAAGTTTAAGTACCCTGTGTTTGATAAACTTACACAGCAACAACTAGGTTATTTCTGGCGTCCTGAAGAGGTATCTCTTCAAAAAGATCGCGCTGATTATCAAATTTTAAATGATGCACAGAAACACATCTTCACGTCGAACCTTAAGTATCAAATCCTCCTTGACTCTGTACAAGGTCGTGGTCCTGGCATGGCTTTCATGCCTTATTGCAGCCTACCCGAGCTTGAGGGTGCCATGAATATCTGGCAGACCATGGAGATGATCCATAGTCGCTCCTACACCCACATTATCAAGAATGTATATGCTGATCCTTCTGATGTCTTTGATAAAATCTTAGATGATGACAGGATTCTTGCTAGAGCACAGTCAGTTACTAGTGCTTATGATGAGTTTCTACAGGCAGCACAGGAATGGGGTGCTGGTAATCAATGGGAACATGCTTTGGATGAAGTTCCAACAGCACAGATAGAACTTCGTGAACTCAAGCGTAAATTGTATCGTGCTGTGGTCAATGTTTACATCCTAGAAGGTATTCGTTTCTACGTATCATTTGCTTGTTCATTTGCTTTTGGTGAACTCAAACTTCTCGAAGGATCTGCTAAGATTATTGGTCTCATTGCTAGAGATGAGAGTCAACACATGACTATTACCAAGAACATTATCAAAAAGTGGTTGGAAGGTGATGATCCTGAGATGGTCGAGATTGCTAAGGAAGAGGAAGAGAATGTATATCAGATGTTCCGTGAGTGTGTAGAAGAAGAGAAGTCTTGGGCGGAGTATTTGTTTAAAGATGGTTCTCTTATTGGTCTTAATGACAAACTTCTTGCTAAGTATGTTGAGTGGACTGCTAATCGTCGTCTAAAGTCTATTGGATTAAAGGCAATTTTTGATACTCCTATCACAAACAACCCTCTACCATGGACCGAGCACTGGTTATCTTCTAAAGGTATGCAAGTTGCTCCTCAGGAAACAGAAGTAGAATCATATCTAATTGGGAGTATTAAACAAGATGTTGAAAAAGATACGTTCGCTGGTTTTCAGTTGTGATAAGATATTCTTTACCTGGTTGGAGGGAAGATCTCCTACGGACAAACCGACTCAATCAGGAGGAGAGAGATCTCCTCTCAAAGGGTCCGTCAAGTCTCGCTCAAGCGTGGCGAATGCAGGCAATAAAATACAAATACGTGACCCATGGGACTGAATAAATAATGGAGGTTATATCATGAGTATGTGGCAGAAAATAAAGAGTATCCGAATCCCTGGATGTATTGTGGGAGCGTCTTTGACGGGTCTCTTATTGGGGACAACTATGGTTTTGTTTACAAGATTGCCTGTAGCACCACCAACCGTTCCTACATCGGTAGAAAATACTTCTGGCAAAAACGAAAGCCTAGAGATACTGGTCAAACTAAGAAGCGGCGAAGAGTTACAAGTGAAAGTAACTGGAGAAACTACTATGGAAGTTGTCCAGAACTTAGTGATGATATTAAAAAATATGGACGGGAGTCTTTTGCTAGAGAAATCCTCTCCTTACACACCACACCAGGACGAGTCAACTACGAAGAGACCCGCCAACTCTTCTTACACGGTGTTCTGACGGAAAGCTTGACAGATGGCACCCCTGCCTACTATAATAGCAACATCCTCGGACGTTACTACAGGAAAGACTATTTTGATTTTGGAAACAATTCTGGCATTGACGCCTGCTGACTATGACCACCTTGCGAGAGCAGTACAAGTTGAAGCAGCAACTGGAACTAAAGATGAATACTGCGTTGCGGTTTCCATCCTTAACAGGGTTAACTCCCCTGTATTCCCTAACAATGTTGCCGATGTAGTTTATGCTCCTGGTCAATACGAAGGTTTCTTATACCGTCGTCCAGCAGCAAAGTCAAGTGTTGTTGCTAGGTTAAAAAACACAGACAATCTTCTGGAAGCGTATTCAATTATTGGAGACAGGACCAGTTTTAAAGGACAGCGTATGTTGCCTTATCGTGTAGTTGCAGAAGATCCAATGTGTGATCGTAGAGGAAACTTTTACCATTATCATTGGCAAAGTTAAAAAAATATGACTCAGTAGCTCAGTTGGATAGAGCAACTGCCTTCTAAGCAGTCGGTCGTTGGTTCGAGTCCAACCTGAGTCGCCAGTCGGTATGGCGGAATTGGTAGACGCGCCAGGTTTAGGTTCTGGTGTCTTATGACGTGGAGGTTCAAGTCCTCTTACCGACACTCGCTCGAATAGCTCAGAGGTAGAGCACCTCCTTTACACGGAGATTGTCGGGGGTTCGATCCCCTCTTCGAGCATTACTCATATGAGGTTAAATGCTTACTAATGTTATCTGCAAGATGTAAATTATGCAACAAAGAACTGACAAGCAATAGCAAGGTTCAGTTCTGTGGGTGTCCGAATCAGATGAAGGTTGTGGACGATACCGTGGGAGCAATTGACTTGGGTCAAGTAGTTCTAACGAAACATGACAAAAAGATCAAATATCATGGTATCCTGACACCTGATGACCTAAAATACCAAGAGGAACGACGCCAACGCAAGGTCCGCCGCATCACTTTTGAGGAACGCTAATGATTAATCTAGACGCTCGTTATCACGAATACTTACATAGTAACAAATGCTTTACTATCGATGGAGCATGTGAAAAAGTAATCGCCTACGGGTGGACAGATGATGGAGTGACCATTAATGGGTATTATGTCTTGACAAAGAACTATAAACTCCAGTATAATATGAAAGAACAATGTATCTCGATGCAGCAACGCATCGGAGTGTAATCAACCTACTGAATATGAAAATTTTTCTAGACACTGCTGACTACGAAGCAATTGCTGAACGCTATACGACTGGTCTAGTTGATGGTATCACTACAAATCCTACACTAGTTCGTAAGTCTGGTGTGGACTATGTGGAGTTCATTAAAACTCTAGCAAATAACTTTGCCTTTGAAAGCATTTCTGCTGAAGTAGAAGGTGAGTCTTGCTTTGAGATGCTTACCAATGCTATTAAGTATCGTGATATTGGTGAGAATGTTACGATCAAACTGCCCCTCACTGTAGAGGGTTTGAAGGCATGTAAAGAACTCACTGCTCAAGGTGTAGAGACTAACGTTACGCTATGCTTCAGCGCCGCTCAGGCAGTGATGGCAGCGAAGGCAGGTGCCACATACATCTCACCTTTCGTGGGTCGTATGAATGACAACTCACTCAGTGGTGTTGAACTTGTTCGTGCTATCTCTGGTTTGTATTGTGCTCATGGTGTTCGTACCAAGATCCTTGCTGCCAGTTTGAGAGATGTCCACCATGTCTCTCGCTGCTTGATGTATGGTGCTAGTGTAGTTACATTGCCACCTGCTGTATTCGACAAAATGTATAACCATGTGCTGACCGATTCTGGTCTGGCAATTTTTGAAAAAGATTTTAAGGAGATCAATGGTTGAAGTTCCGTTTGATGAATTTGAAAAAGACTTCGATGCTTACATGGATCGCATTGAAGCAGGCGAAAGCTTTATAGTTCGTAAACCAGATGGAACTGCTGTTATGGCAGTCCCTGCTGATGAATACAAAGAACTAACAGATCAGGTTACTGATACTGATTGGGAAAATATGATGACAACACATGACGATGCTAGTTAAAACATTAGAATCTATTGCTAAGAATGAACTCTACATGGGGTACATCTTTGGCATCATGATCTTGGGTGGATTCATCCGTGATTATAGTGCTCTTGAGGATGTATATGCTTTAGCAAAGAAATACATCAAGGACAATCGTGTCCTTGTTATTATCACCTCACTGTTGGGTGGTATACTACCTATTCCAGGACGTGTTGCTTTATCAGCACCACTCCTAGATGCCATTGCTCCAAGAGATCAAGAACGCCGTTCTGATTTTGGTGTAATTGATTACCTATCAGTCCACCATTACTACTGGTGGTCTCCACTAGAGAAGACAGTTGTTCTACCTATGGCAGTGATGGGTGTATCCTATGGAACATTCCTAGGATATACTATTGTTCCTTTGATTATCACCTTGACATACACATGGTGGTACATCTTCACTAAGGTTCCAGCTTCGTCTGTTGTCCCTAATCTAGATTATGTTCGTGAGTTCAACTGGCGTCGTGCTCTCACTGGATGGGCACCACTGATTGCTACTGTGATTCTTCTATTGAATACAGGCAAAGGTGGGGCAATCTTCTTCTTCCCTTGGTTCCTTGGAATGGCAATCTACTATTCTATTGTGTTCAAGGATTGGAAGTGGGGCAAGTGGTTGGATGGTAAGTTTGCCATCATCGCTACACTTGTCCTTGCCCTTGGTGGTGTGGTAGGATTGGTGAAAGGACCAGTTATGGAGTATCTCAACTCAGCAACGCCTGGGATGCTTATACCTGCCTCTCTGGTGGCAATGGTTGCTGCCTATGCTATGGGTTCATCTGGTAAGTATGCTGGCATGACCTCTGCTCTGGTAGCAATCTTTGGTCCTCAATACTTGGTGTGGTTCCTCTGTACTGAGTATTCAGGATACCTTATCTCACCCGCCCACAAGTGTCTCATGATCGGACAACAGTATTTCGGCACACCAATTCGTAAATACTACGTTGTCCTCACCCGATTATGTGCTATACTTATTGGGTACGCAGCACTCGTCACCTTCGTCCTATGAAACCCACTGTCATTCTTGAGAGATTTCCTTACCGCTACGTTCAGTGCGGTCTTCTGGAGATCAACGGTAGACCTGACTACCGTATTCAAAAGTATCATGAGTGGAAGAAGAGATACTTTGACATGTATTTCCTTGACAATCAAATGCAACTAGACACCTGTCTAGAAGATGTAGAGTATACCAAATGGTTAGATCCAGATGGTGTGCCCTGCTATGTCCGTGACACTGTAACAAACTAAGAGGTTATTATGAGCGTAAGATCACAAGTTCAAGTTGCTGAAGAAGCACTCCGTCAAGCACTGATTAACGCTCTTGCTGAGGGAGATGAAGATTGTTTGTCCGAACTGTTTACTCAGTATCAAGCAATCAGTAATCTGAATAAAAAAGTAAATGACTTAACTCATTTTGCTTATGATTCAAATTACAATTTCAATCTGTCGTCTGATTATCTCCCTCGTCCTGGGGGAGATTTGGATAATTTTGATAATGTTATTGATTTTGGTGGTAACATTAGTATCAATACTAATAGTGATGATAGTATCACCTTCAGTTAGTCTCGGTAAGACTCTAAACTAGCCCTGGTGCGGGTGATTACGTTGCCGCTCAGTTTCTTACTTCTGATAAAAAGTAAGTGGTGGTGCCAAAACCCCTTCCGTGTGGTTGGTTCTTGTTTACAACTGAAACAAACAAGTGGCGTGCATGTGCCTTAGGGGATTGACCTCCCCTTTTTTTGCGAATGTAGTTCAGCGGTAGAACGCTATCCTTCCAAGTTAGATGTCGTCGGTTCAAGTCCGATCATTCGCTTTTTAAAATATAGATATGAAGATAGGAGATATACAAGCACATAAGTATCCAGAAGCAGCAGATATTAATCCTGTTCTCCATAAAATTATATGTGACAACAGTGTTATCAGTGATAAGGGAGCATTGATGACACAGTGGGATTGTTTTGATGTTAAAGAATTTAATGTTCTTGCCGACTACGCAAAGAGTTTGCTTGATAAACCAACCAAGTTAGTTGACTTATGGGGTCAAGTATATAACGAGGGACATTATCAAACCTTTCATAATCATATACACAATGACTGGTCTTTTGTTTACTATGTTAATACACCACCAGGGTCATCTCCAATTGTATTCAGGGGAATGAGCAAGAGGATTAAACCTGTTGCTGGTATGATGCTATTATTTCCTGGGTATGTGGATCACTATGTTCCTCCTAATAAAGGTGTTGGACGTAGTATAGTAGCAGGCAATCTTGTATATTCATAAATACTTCTAGCTTAGAAATAGTGTCTTCAGGACTGGAAGTATGTCAAAAATTCTTGCAAACCAAATTGCCAACTACGGGGATAACTCTCCTGTTGAGGTGAAGGAGGGTGTAAATATTCCTGCTGGAAAACCACTACAAGCAGCAGGCATTCCAGGTGCTTCTGGTCAAGTTCTTACAGCAACTGGTGCTTCTATTCAGTGGACTACTCCTTTTGATGGCAGTTATCTTAGTCTTACCAACACACCTACAATTCCTGCTGCTCAAATTCAATCTAATTGGAATGCTACTGGTAATGATGTTTCTGCGATTTTAAACAAACCAGTTATTCCAGCACAACCTAGTATTGTATTAACTGGTGTTGGTTCTTCGACACTAACATACAACCAAGCAAATGGTGAGTTTACATTTACTCCGCCAGATCTTTCTTCATATCTTACAACATATACAGAAACAGATCCTATTTTCTTAGCGTCTCCAGCGTATCAGATTACCAGTCAGAATAGAATCGACTGGAGTACTGCATATTCTTGGGGAGATCATAGTCAAGCAGGATATATTACAACATATACTGAGACTGACCCTGTATTTAATGCTTCAGTTGCTGCTGGAATTACTACACAGAATAAGACTAACTGGGACACATCATATGGGTGGGGTAATCATGCCACTCAGGGTTATATAACCTCATATTCAGAGACTGACCCTGTATTCACTGCTTCAGTTGCTGCTGGAATTACTCTTACTAATGTATCTAACTGGGACACTGCTTATACGTGGGGAGATCATGGGCAAGCAGGTTATCTAACTGGTCTTTCTTCTTCTTCAATTGGATTATTGAGTGATGTTGCTATTAGTGGACCAGTTGCAGATCAGTTGTTGAAATATAATGGTTCTAATTGGATTAATTATACTCCATCATACTTAGAATCGTATACAGAAACCGATACACTAGCTAGTATTACTGCCAGAGGAGCTAGCACAACAACTACAGTTACTCTAACCGATCTTAATATAAGTGGAAATTTAAATGTTCTTGGAACAACAACTACTAATAACGTTTCAACCTTAAATGTAACTAATAACGAAATAGTTCTCAACGAGAACCAAGCGTCTGGTGGATTAGATGCTCTCCTTACAAATGAGAGGGGTACTGATGCTGATGTAAGTATTAAATGGAATGAAACCACTGATAGGTGGCAGTTTACTAACGATGGATCTACCTATTATAATTTTGCTATCAACGCAAGTGAACTTACAAATGATGCTGGGTATCTAACAACTTCAAGTTCTATCAATTCTCTTGGTGATGTTACAATTAGCACACCAACTAATGGTGATGTATTATCATATAATGGTAGTGATTGGGTAAATGCTCCAGCATCAATTACTGCTAAAGCATCTATTTCAGATGCTGCTCCATCTAGTCCATCGCCAGGAGACATGTGGTGGAAGTCTGATGAAGGCACCATGAAGGTGTGGTATGATGATGGCAACACAGCACAGTGGGTTGATGCTTCTCCTGTTGGCGATCCATTTGAAAATGTGTATGCTAGTGTAGCATTCTTCCCTGGAGCAAATGTAAATACTGGTGCTTTCTCATACTCTGAAGCGACTGGTGCGATGTATTATTCCAACTCTGTAAGTTGGACTAGTCAGAGACTTGTTACTACCAATAGTTCCACTTCATCCGACTTTGCTACACTACTTGCTAATACTCAACTAACATATTCTGTTAGCGCAATAGATTATACTACAGGTGGATCAGCAGCATATAATAATGCTAGAAAAATTGTAAGATTATCGGATTCTCAAGGTGTTACTAGTGATATTATCCTGACAGCAGGAACAGGATTATCAGTAGTCAAATCTAATAACGAGATTACATTCAACAATGATGTAGTTGACACCACGTATGGCATTTCTGTTGAGGCATCTTCTGGTGCTAACTCCATCTTAAGATTAACTGATAGTCAGGGAGTCCTAGATGATGTTGTTTTTGCTGGTGCTGATGGTTTAACAGTAGAAAACACTGACGCAAATACAATTACATTCAGAGCACCTGATATTTCTTCTCAGTTCTATACTGATGAGGAAGCACAAGATGCTGTTGCTACGATGTTTGCTAATGGTACACATACAAATATCACATTTACATATGATGATACTAACAACTCTCTTAGTGCCACAGCACAAGCAGGCGGTGGAGGTGGTGGTGGAACTACTTATGACTTAGTGGGTTCTAATACTAATAGCAATAATGCTATTATTACTCTACTGGATGCTAATAATAACGAAGATAATATTGAAATTACTGGTGGTGGTGGAACTGACGTTTCTTGGGATGGTCCCAATGAAAAAATTACTATTAGTAGCACAGCACCAGTTCAACCAGACTGGGATGCAACATCAGGACTAGCAGAGATTCTCAATAAACCATCTATTCCGTCAGCATATGCATTACCTACTGCTGCAGCAGGAACTTTAGGTGGTATTAAAGTTGGTGCTAATCTGAGCATAGATGGCGATGGTATTCTTAGTGCTAATGCTGGGGGATATACACTACCAACAGCAGATGCCACAACACTTGGTGGTATTAAAGTAGGTTCTGGTTTATCTATCGATGGCAATGGAGTCCTGACTGCTACTGGTGGTTCTAGTGTTCCATCAATTCAAGATCTTTCTGGAACTACCGCATCACTTGCTGCTGACCAATCAGCAGAACTAAATATTACAGGTTACAAAGCCTATTCGTTATTTAAAGTTACTACTGATGCTGAGGCATGGGTGCGAGTGTATGTAGATGATGCGTCAAGAGATGCTGATACTACACGAAGTGAGGGAGAAGATCCTACCCCAGGTAGCGGTGTTATTTCTGAAGTGAGAACATCTGGAGCAGAATCAATTCTAATATCCCCAGGCATCATGGGGTTTAATAATGATAGTCCAAGAACGGACACCATTTATTTGTCAGTCACTAACAGAAGTGGATCGGCAACTACAATTACAGTTACTCTAACAGCACTACAGATCGGAGAATAATACAGATGGCAATTTTAAGGTCAGTCGTTGATGTCAATAACGGCAACACAGGTTGGACTAATACCGACGTAATGGATGCGTTAGAGACTGTGTTTGCCAACCTAGGATTTCATGGTGGTTCCGCTGTAAGTGGAGTTCCTGTAACTGTTGTTTCTCCAACAGGAGAAAGAGGTTTTAATTTAGGATGGAATACTGCTGTTCAGGATCGGGGAAATCTTTCATATCGTGTATGGCAATATGATGTGATCAGTCAGGGAACTTCGGCATATAGAATGCTGAAAAAAAATATTATTGCGACTTATACATCTGGTGGTCCTAACTCTGATACTGATGAGATTACTTTTAGTTGGATGCATGGTTTAACAACAGGAGATCCAATTCACTGGGGTCCTGGTGAATCTGATAATAACAAAAATTTAAATGGACTTACATTAGATACAGTTTATTATGTTATTGTAGTTGATTCTACAAAGATTAAACTAGCGGCTAATGCTGTTGATGCTGGTAATGGAGTAGCAATTGATTTGTTGTATGGTAATATTTGGAGTGATAGTGCTGCACTAGGTTCTAGTCTTTCTTACTTTAGAGACATTGATGACGCTCAATTTGATAACCGCACTATTGAAATAGGAACTGGAGATCAGATTAAGTTTAATGTAACTGACACAAGTGGTGGTGACTTCAGTCTCTGTGGCGGCACTGATAACTACGATGCTGCTAAACTACTAAATGATTCGACTTTTAGAACGTCTTACGCTACTACTAGCTCTGCATCTCTTGCTAGCACTAGTAATATTACCTCCGGTGAATTGAATTGGCAAGCTTATTATTGGAAACAAACTGAAGATGAAAGAAGCCTTCCTGATGAGAGAATTCCTTTAGTATACAGATCTATCACTGACAATTATGGAATCAAAAAGTATATCTATGCTAATGATACCCATGCTGGTATGAAAGGAGAAATCCGTGTTAATCCAAGAGCTAGTTCTAACTCAGGATGGGATCCATACTGGAAATATACTGTTCCAGCAAATGGTGGTAGATCGGAATTAAAATTGAGAGTTTATAGAGATGTAAGTCAAAGTTCGGAACTTGAAGGAATTACAATTCATAGTGTTGGATCTGGATGGACTAATGGTGATACGTTTACAATCCCAGGAGATCAGGTTGGTGGACAGACTCCATCGGATGATATTAATTTTGGTACAAGAACTCCAGAATCTTCTACTGGTGCTAATGATGGAGTCTGTCAAATTTACATAACAAATTTGGGTGCAGGATCTAACTTCTATCAGAAAAGTGATGACGGTCGTTTTGCTGTATTGAAAGTTGTGAATGATGCTGCTAAAGATTATGGCACATCATATTATGGTTTTGGTACGGCAAATTATAATAGCAATACCATGTATATTAATAGTGGTAATCATTGGAATTACTTAAATAGATTTGGCACAAATTCTGGAATTCTTAATGGTACAACTGAATATGGATACTTTGGTGGAGCTCCTGGATTAGATAGACGAAATAGTCAAAATTATATTAATAGAGATAGTAATAGTTCTTTCACGAGATTTACATATGCTAGTTCCTCGACACCAACTGCTTATCCATTGAGTATCAGGGTGTATAGAGCACAGGCACCACAAGATACAAATTTTGCGGTCATTCAATTCACCCAAACAATTAATGGAAGTATTATTCCATACGGACAATTCACAATTCATAATGGTGCTACCTTTGGATCCAATGTCTGGGACTTAGACAATGTATACATTGGATCAATCACACAGTATAGCACCACAACTAGAGCTATTGACATGTCATATATTTCCCCCGGATATTATGCCGGATCTACTGATAGACCAACTGAAGAACCAGCAAACACATACTCTAAATCTAGGGAAGCTTCTTACGGATACATGAGAGATACAAATTATGGAACTAATTTCTTGTCAAGATATAAATGTAATATTGACACTGACAATGAAGAAACTACTAGTAATGAGATTATGACTTACTATAGAAACAGCACTTACGATCAATATAATGGTAATTCTGTAAATCCTGCTGCTGATTATTACAAACCAATCAAAGGTATTCCTGTCGCACATAACATGGTTCCATGCCCTTACTACTTACCTGATGATTTTGTCATGCTTCAGTTCTCAACTACACCAGGAGCAACTGTATTCAGACCAGGAGATACTGTAACAGTCAGTGCTTCTGAGATTTATGAAGTTGTTCTAGCTGGATATCAAACTAGTCAGAACGGTCTTGATAACGTAGATAATAATAGTTCTATGGGTATGCTATTCCTCGCACGTACAACCTGATGGCAAATATAACACTCTCCGAAACACCAGGCGCTGTGGTGTCTGGTTTCGACACAACTAAATTGATTGCTACTACTTCTACTGCGGTTATCACACCAGACTTCTCTAGTTTAGATAGAGTTTCTGGTCCTCCATTGGGACCACAAAATTTTGACATTACTGATCTAGACAAAGGTGCTTCTCCTCGTGAACGTAGAAGGTCTGAACGTGGATTCCTACGTGGTAGGAGACCATACTTTGGATTGCTCTTCCCAAGAGGGTACTACAATAGATAACTAAATATATTTGAAAGGTAGTATAGTCTAGAAATGGCATTAGATTTTCCTGCATCACCAAATATTAACGACACGTATACATTTGGTGGTGTAACTTGGACTTATGATGGAACAACGTGGAAAGTTTTAGGTAGGTTCCAGTTTACCTCATCTGAAACTGACCCTATCTTTACTAGTTCTCCATCGTTTGGTATTCTTACTCAGAATATTAATAACTGGAACGCAGCACATGGATGGGGAGATCATGCTGGTGCTGGATACTTAACAACCTATACTGAAACTGATCCTGTATTCTCTGCTTCTGATGCTGCTAATGTAACTGCCGCTAAGATTACTGAATGGGATACTGCATATGGATGGGGCGATCATAGTCTTGCCGGATATCTAACGGCAGAATCACAATCATTGGATGCTGTCTTGTCAGTTGGATCTACCACTGCTAGAGATATTACAACTACAGGTAAAATTTATTACTCTAATAATTTTGCCAACTCAGTTGATCTTCCAAATGCAACTACCTATCATGGTATGTTCGCTCACGTTCATGCTGAAGGTCATGGATACTTCGCACATGCTGGTGCTTGGACGCAACTATTAGACACTGGTTCTTCTCTTGGCGAACTTGCTGATGTTGCTACTACAGCACCAAGTGCGAGTGATGTTTTAACGTGGGATGGATCTAACTGGGGACCTGCTGCTCCTACTGGTGGAGGCGGTGGTGCTAATGTAACCATCTCAGACACTGCTCCTGGTTCTGCTAATGCGGGTGATCTGTGGTGGGAGAGTGATAAAGGACGCTTAAAGATTTACTACAACGATACTGATAGCACACAGTGGGTTGATGCTTCACCACCACTCGCTCCATCATTATCTTCTAACCCTCCTGCTACTGCTAGTTCTACGGGCAGTGTAGGTGATATCAGATATGATGCAGATTATGTATACATCTGTATTGCTACTGATACGTGGAAGAGAGCAGCACTTGCAACATGGTAATTCTAAATACTACGGAAGGAGCACTTTAAGAAATGGCAATTAATTTTCCCTCAACAGCAGGGCAAGCAGTAGATGGAACATTTACCTATGTTGTAGCAGGTATTACTTACTCGTGGAACGGCGAGAGTTGGACTGCTGCTGGCGGTGGTGCTACTGCTACAGACAGAACTGTCTTTAGTGCTACTAATGCTGCTGCTTCTGGGGGTGGTTCACTAGCATATAATTTTAATGATGGTGTTTTTACATTAACTCCACCCGATCTTTCATCTTATCTGACATCAACTGGTAATCTTAATACACACCTTGATGTTAACCATGGAGTTCCTACTGATGGAGATGTGTTGGCATGGAATCAATCAAATCTCAAGTGGGAAAATACTGCTACTGGTATTGGCGGTGGACTAGATGCTGATCTCTTAGACGGACAAGAGGGATCTTACTATCTAAACTCTAGCAATCAAAATGCTGGCACATTACCTGCTGCTAGACTATCAGGATCTTATACTATTAGTGTCACTGGATCTGCAGGGTCTCTGGGATCGCTAGATGCTGTTGGTAATGTTGTAGAGACAACTCTTACTACGGGACAAGTTCTTAGTTATAATGGTAGCAATTGGGTAAATGCTGATGCTCCTAGTGTTAGAAAAACTATTTCGTATACTGCTAATGGAATTCAAGATAATGTTGCTACTGATATTTCAATTACGACACCAAAAACATATGCTCTATTGAAGATGGAAACATCTCATGCTGTTTGGGCAACGTTGTATGCAGATACAACTAGCAGATCAAATGATCAGAGTAGATCAGAAACTACTGATCCAGTTCCTGGTTCTGGTGTATTAGCAGAGATTGTAACTACAGGTGCTGTAACACAATTAATTACACCAGGAACAATTTGTTATAATAGTGGTGGATCTAATATTACTTATGCTAAAATTGTTAACAAGAGTGGTGGTCCGGTGAGCTTACAAATCACATTAACTTTAGTTCCATTAGAGGTTTGATATGGATAAACAATATGTTGTAACTCTCCGTGATAAAAATGATCTGGAGAAGTTTTATAATGAGATGCAACTTACTGGATTTCCTTTAGTGTTGAAGCGTCCTATGAGTAGGAACACACACTATATGATGACAGAAGATCAAGCGGAAAGATTGCGTCAAGATCCTAGAGTATGGGGAGTCGAAGCAGTAGATAATTTTAAGATTAAAAGACAAGTTATTAATAATGAACCCTATAATATTGGTGGAGACTTCTGGAAAAATGCTCCTGTAGGAACAACATTAAACCCCAATCTAAGGCAATGGGGACAACTACATTGTGCTGGAGATCAAGCACAGAGAAGAAAGACTACGTGGGGTGATGGATCAGTAACAGAAGTTATTACTGATAACGTAGATGTATTTAATAATGGGAGACATGTTGATGTAGTTATCGTAGATGATCCTGTATCATTTGATAGTCAGGAGTGGTACAGTCCTTCATCAATACAATCAAGGTTTGTTGAGTATCAATGGTTTAACGAACTGAATAGTTCTGTTAGTTCTATTGATGATGACGGACAGACTCTTCCAACAGGAACAATTGTCTATGCTCCCAACCTCAATACTGCTCAGTATCATGGCATACATGTTACTGGAACTGCGACAGGTAGACATTATGGGTGGGCGACTGAGGCAAACATTTATAATATGGCAGTGACAGATTCATGGGATAGTGGGCAACAATTTCCTGCTCTACTTATCTTTGATTACCTTAGAGCATTTCATTTAAATAAACCAATCAATCCAGAGACTGGGAAAAAAAATCCTACCATTACCAACCATAGTTATGGTGGTATTTTGTATATGCCACAGAAAGGCACTGATGGCGAAGGTAATAATATTTACAGATTAGATCTTGCTGATCTTATATCTGTAACTTTTCATGGAGTGACATATAATTCAGGTTCTCCTGGACCATCTGGTTGGACTGAAGCTGGATTGGGATTGGATTTTGGTATAAGGTTTGGTCTAGAAACATATCCATCATGGTCTTCATCTGTTGCTGCTGATGTTCAGGATGCAATTGATGATGGCATTGTAGTTATTGGATCCGCTGGTAATGATAATCTGTTGGTGGCAACACCCTCAGTAGTTCCTACTGATGACTGGAACAACTATCTCACAATTTTTAAAGACGGAGAGAATGAATCCTTCTACTATAATAGAGGATCGTGGCCCAATAATCCTGATAGTGGATCCATTATTGTAGGTGCCTTATCCGATCATTCTGATTTCAGGAGATCTAATTACACTATGTTTGGACCTGCTATTGATGTCTTCGCTCCTGGAGATCTAATACTTTCATCATTTGGTAATACTGGAGCTTCTGATACCAAATATGGTGGTGGTGGAAATTATTATGATGTAATTAGTGGGACTAGTATGGCATCGCCACAGGTATGTGGTGTGATTGCATGTCTTGCTACAGCAAAAGAAAGATTCACACAAGCAGATGCTTTGAGATATTTGGATCGGCATAGCATCTATGGAGATATGACATTTGATGTTGCTGGTGGATTGTTAGATGACAATTCTTGTCGTCAAGGCAGTCCTAATAAGTATCTACATATTGAAAATCCAAGACGGGTGTCTGGATACATGAGTGAAGTAGAGGGTACTAGATCTACTGGACTTACTTTTCCCAGAACTGCTACATTCAATAGACCATCTCCTGCAGCAGTTCCACCAACACCACAAACGTATACGTTTACTGTAGGAAACAGTGGAGCATCACATTATACATTTACTGGAACTGACTCTACTAGAACACACAGTAATGCTAATGATCCAACTATAAATTGTGATGTGGGTGATACATTAGTGTTTAATGTTAACGCAGCTGGTCATCCATTCTTTGTAAAGACATCTGCTACCACTGGAACAGGTAACCAAGTTTCTACTGGAACTATTACCGGACAAGGAACTGTTAGTGCTGCTGTCACATGGGACACTACTGGAGTAACACCTGGAACATACTATTATATCTGTCAGTTTCATAGTGGAATGGTAGGACAGATCATTATATCCTAAGGCATAAATAAACAAGAGCACTAGTATTCATTGGTAGTTAAATGGCTGACCGCTTTCCGTTAATTGTTAATGCAATTTCAAAGAAGATTGAAGAAATTGTAGCAGGGGACAATTTAGAATTAACTGGCAACGGGATTGTTGTTAGTGGTGATACTGGTGCCGGTAAGTATTTGAGTAGTGATGGAACTACGGTATTCTGGGGCGCTCCGGGTGATGTATACTTAACTCAAACACAAACACTAACTAATAAAACTTTAGAAAATAGTATTATTTCTGGATCTGTTAATACATTAACTAACATTCCAAACAGTGCGTTTACAAACTCTACTATTACAATTAATGGTTCTGCTATTGCTCTAGGCGGAAGTGTAGTAACACCAAACGATAATACAACGTATGCCATCAGCGCGGTCGATGGCATTAACGGTAACACTAAAACATTTAGATTAACTGCTGGTGGATCTGGAACTGGCACTGATGATATTAACATCGCAGTCGGACCTCCTGGTTCTGTTCCTGGTGGTTCTAATGCTGTTGCTCTTTCTATTGATAGATCTGGTGATACTGTAACTATTTCTGGTACTGCTCCTGATGCTGATACAGTAACTACTTTAAAATCTTCTGTTGGTGGCACAGCACAGACAGGTGATATTACTATTGCTGCAACTGGATCTTCTACGGTATCTCAGGATCCAGTATCAAAAACAATTACAATCAATTCAACATATGTTGATACGATTACTAAAATCAGAGCAACATCAGGTCAAACATTAGCATCTGGTAATTATACTTTCTTGGATGGTGGCGCATCCACAGTAACCCAAGGTTTAGATGGGAACGGTGATGCCACAATTACTTATAGTTCTGTTGATACTATCACTAGAGTCAAAGGTGGTGGAGCAGGAACTTTAGTAACAGGAGATGTTGAGTTTACAGGTGGATCAAATGTTACTGTATCTCAAGCAGGAAATGTAATTAGTATTGCTAGTATTGATACTAATACGGTAACTCGACTTGCGTCTGGATCGAATGTTGTAACAGCAGGAGACTTTAAAATTGTCGGAACAGGTGCTACTAGTGTTAGTCAAGCAACCGCAGCAGGTGTAACTACACTAACTATTAGTTCTATTAACTCTGATACAGGTGCTTCTCTTACTGCATCTAATGGTGTCATATTATCTGGCGCAGATTTCCAATTAAAAAATGCTGCTAACTTCAGTGGTAATACAGTAGTTAAATGGGATGCTGGTAACAGTCAGTTAGCTAATAGTTTGATTACTGATAATGGTTCTACTGTTACTATTGGTGGTGACTTGGTTGTTGATGGAACTCAAACAACTCTGAACACTACTACCTTGGTAGTAGAAGATAATATTATTGAACTTAGAAAAGGTGATAGTCTAGTTGCTAATGATGGCGGCGTTCAGGTTAACCTAACATCTGATGTTAATGGATCTGTAACAACCTATCAATCTATTCAATGGTATAATGCTGGTGGATATTGGAGATCTTTTGATGGATCTGTTGACAATAGATTTGTAACAGAAAATGAGACACAAGTTCTTACAAACAAAACTTTAACTTCTCCAACTCTTACCGCACCTACCCTTGGAGCAGCTACTGCTACATCAGTTAACGGTCTGGAGATTGTATCTACAGCATCTGCTAGTATTGATATTGCTTCCACAAAAGTATTTGATGTGGATGAATCTTTATTATTAACTTCTGATAATTCTAATGGATCTATCACAGCAAACTTTAGGCAAGGTGGTAACGTTGCTTATACATCAGACACATTAGCAACGTTTGCATCAACCACATCCACACAGATGCGTGGTTTAATTACAGACACGACGGGTTTGGATAAACTGGTGTTCCAAACCAACCCAACAATTCTTACAGGTATCACTACTACCTCTACTGGTTTTAATCTACTTAATTCTGGTGCTACTAGCATTCAATTTGGTGGAGCAGCAGGTAGTATTACAATGGGTGCTGCTACTGGCACGACAACAATCAATCATGATTTAGTAGTCACCAAAGATCTAACAGTTGGTGTTAATACAAATGATACCATTACATTTAATGGTGTTGTTAATTCTGAGAGTGCTGACATTCTAATTCGTGGAACCGATGTAGATGCAATGAGCGTTGGTCGTGGCGGCGGTGCTGTTAATACAAACACTCGTGTTGGTGTACAAGCATTACAATCAAACTCTTCTGGTTCTCAGAACACGGCATTTGGATATCAATCACTGTTTACAAATAATGCTGGTGCTTCTAACACTGCAGTAGGTCATAGAGTATTAAGAGTAAATGGTGTTGGAAGTAACAACGTTGGTGTTGGTAAAGATGTATTGCTTGTTAATCTTTCTGGCAGTAGAAATATTGGTGTTGGTAATAATGTATTGGAGTCAAATCAAACGGGTAATTCCAATGTTTGTATCGGACACTACGCAGGTTTTGATGTATTAGGAAGTAACAATGTCCTTATTGGTCCTGCATATAATGAGAATTCTTCTGATGTAACATTCAGACCATTGGATGTTTCGGGAGACAACCAATTAGTTATTGGTTCTGGTGGTCAAGCATGGATTCGTGGTGATTCTAACTATGATATTACTTTAAACAATGATCTAACAGTAGATGGTGATGCTGTTGTTAAAGGTAACCTAACAGTTAATGGTGTCACCACCACGATCAAGTCAAATATTATTCAGATTACTGATAAAAACATTGAGTTGGCAGCAGTTGTCAGTACACAGTTTACTGCTAACACAACTGATGGCAGCGCAAATATTGCAAACGTTGCTCCCACACTAGGATTGATTCCTGGTATGGAAGTCATATCTAACACAGCAGGCATCACAGTTCCTGGCGGCACAACAATTCTTTCTATTACTGGCAACTCTGCTGTACTTACAAACAATGTAACTGGTTCTGGTGCTGTTACCTTTAGTGCTATTGGTCCTTCTGATTCTGCGGCTGAAGATGGTGGTCTTATTGTCAAGGGATTAACTGATAAGACATTCCTTTGGAAAGGAACTGATGGTGGTGTAACTTACAACACTTGGTTATCTTCTGAGCATATGGATCTTGCATCTAGCAAGAACTATTATGTAAATGGTATTTTGATTGCTAGTGATACAAGTAAAGTCATTGGACCTACTAATGGTGGCGGTCAAGGTCAAATTGATTTAGGTAATGCGGGAACACCTTACGCACTTGGTAGTGCAGTAACCAGTTGTGGTGCTCCATCGTTTGCGTTTACTGGAACTGGATCACTTAAAGTTCCAAATGGTACTACTGCTCAGCGTGATAGTTCTGCTGAAACTGGTATGCTTAGGTGGAATACCACGACTGGTTCTACTGAAGTATATGATGGATCTGCTTGGGGTAACATTGGTGGTGGAGCTATTATTTCAACCACTGCTCCTTCTGCTCCTAACCCTGGAGATCTTTGGTATGATTCTGATGATGGTCGTTTGTTTGTATACTATAACGATGGAGCTACATCTCAGTGGGTTGATTCCTCGCCGTATGGATTGCCAACTAATCTAACTGTTGATGGAACGCTAAGTGTAAGTGGTGCTAGCACTTTTGATTCTGCCATTCTAATTGATGTTGGTGGAACTATTCCAGTTCTTCCTGGTCCATCTGTAGCAACATTTTTTAGAGCTTCAACTGCTGCTAGTGGTTGTCAAGTAAATATTATTGGTGGTAACGCATCAACATCATATTTGAATTTTGGTGATACAGATGATGCTTCAGTTGGATACTTAGCATACGATCATGGAACTGAAACCATGAGATTTGGTGTAGGTAATAATGGTGCTGTAATGAACCTTACTACATCCTCATTTACTCCAGAAACAGATAGTGCTTTGGATCTGGGTTCAGCAACTAAGCGTTTCGCAAACATCTACTCTGCTGACCTTCAACTATCTAACGAGGGTGCTGCTAACGAGGTAGATGGAACTTGGGGTCAGTACACAATTCAAGAGGGTGAGGAAGACCTGTTCCTGATAAATAGAAGGAGCGGTAAGAAGTACAAATTCATGCTTCAGGAGGTAAACTAATGGCACTATATGTCAACGGCACAAAGATGTTAGGTGCCCTTGCTAGTGATCCAACTAGCAACAACACTGAAGGAGATCAATACTTCAATACTGTAGAGAATGCTTACAAAATATATAATGGCACTGAGTGGGTAGAGCTTTTCACTGATTATGTTCCATCAGGTTCCACCACATTGGGTTGATAAATGGCAAACGAATGTTTAAAGAGAACTCCTACCAGCACTGGTAATCGTAAGAAATGGACTTGGGCAGGTTGGATAAAGATTAACAAAGATTTTGGAAGTAGTCAATACAACACTGTGTGGAGTGTTGCTGCTGGAACAAGTACAGATAATAGTAATAGATTTCACTTATATCATTATAGTGATGGTAGATGGGGAACTACAGGAACTACTAGTATGTCTGCTATTTTTACTGGACCTGGAGGTAGTGCTGCACATTCTAGAGATCCTGGTTCTTGGATGCATATATGTTTATCAGTAGATACAACTATTTCTAGTTTAACTCCAGATAAAATTCAAAGATTTTGGATTAATGGTATGGAATACATTTATGATGATGTTGGTAACATTAGTCAGAATGCAGACTTAGCAATCAATGGACCATATGAACATATCATAGGAAGAAGAGATGATACTTCACTAAGATCAACTGATGGACAAATGTTTGATCTGTATCTTGTAGACGGTCAAGCACTCACACCAGATGTGTTTGGTTTTTATAAAGATGGAGACGGTTATATGTCTTCTGGAACTGAAAAAGCAACTGATTTTAGACCAGGACAATGGAGTCCTAGAGCACCAAAGTCAATCAAGTATACGATCAATCGTAGTGGTGGATTTGGAGTCAATGGATTCTATCTGCCTATGAATGATAGTTCTAATCCTGGTGCTGACTTCCACTGTGATCCTAATAGTATTATCAAACTGAAGGGAGAGGACTTACCACAACCACGTAATGGAGCTCCTACAACTTCTGATGCTTATGTCAGTCAGTTAAGAACTGATCCTTTTGCTGCCAATTTAATTCTTGCTTGTCCTTTTGTTGCTGGTGGATTCGGTCAAGGTGGTGCTGTCAGTTCAACTATTCCTGGACTGGGTGATTATCACATAGCTCTTGGTGGTCCTAGTTCTGTTCCTGCAGTTAATTGGTTAATTGCATCTGGAAACCAAGCAAAAATTACAGGAGATAAGGGATTATATTATGGTTCTTCTCTGGATGTAACTAATAATAGTATTTGCCCAAGAGCTACAGTTGGAACAGCATTTACACCTGACGGAGATTATACAGTAGAATTCTGGTGTTATATTAATTCCTTCGATTCGGTTGGATCTCACGTCATTCAATATGACCAGGATAATGGTAATACGGGATGGTTAGTTAGTGTTGATGGAGGAACCTTAAGGTGGATGCTAAGGAATAGCAGCAACCAAGATGTTCAAGTTAGTATACCAAACGTAGTTAAATTAGGACAGTGGAACCACATTGCTTGCGTGTATGAAACTACTCCAAAAGATAGGATTACTGCTTGGGTGAATGGTGTTTCTGTTGGAACTACTGCAGTCACAAGTAACTATCTCTCTACACAATATACTAATTTAAATCGCCTTCACATTGGAAGTAATGGTGGTGATGGAACTAGACCAATGCAGGGATACCTTCAAGACCTCCGTATCTACAAAGGTGTAGCAAAATACAAAGGTGGTTTTGATGTTTCCAAACCATATACACCAGTAGGTATTGAACCATTTAGAACAACTGCTGATACTTGTAAGAATAACTTTGCTACTTTGAATCCTATTTTTGGTATAGGTAGACAGGATCAACTGACATACACCAAGGGTAATTTGACAGTTACAAGTGGTGCTACTGGTGGTAGTGACACAACTGCTGTGTCAAATACGGCAATTAAAGACAAAGTATATTGTGAATTTTATTTACCATCAGATGCTATTGGTGTCTATGTTGGCGCAGCAAAGTATAATACACCCTTCGCTGGTGGCATTGATACCACTGCATCTAGTGATTGCTGGTTAGTTCGTGGAGATACTGGAAATAAAGCTAACGGTGAGTCAGGTTCAGGTCTTTCTTATGGTGGTTCGTTTTCTAACGGCGATGTAATTATGATGGCTGCTGATATTGAAAACGGATCCATTTGGTGGGGTAGAAATGGATCATGGACTGCTTCGGGAAATCCAGCAACTAATAGCAATGCAGCATATACTAATTTACCTTCTACAGAAGATCTATTAGTTATGTGTGGTGACAACTACAGCGATAAAGTGCCATCCATTCATGTAAACTTCGGTCAAAACCAAACATTTGCAAATCTCAAAGCAGTAAATAAGAACCGAGTTAACAATGGAACTGGTAATGATGTATGGCATCAATCTAGTAATGGTGGAACACATGTTGACTGGACTGTTAGTTCTGGTGGCACTGCGATTAGTGTTAATGTTCCTAGTGGTAATTATGCTAGGGCATGGTTGTTAGCTAGTGATGGAACGATTGATCCTAAGAAAACCTATCTACTTTCATTCAAATATGTTTCGGGTCCAGCTAACTTAGGAGTTCAAAACGACCAAGGATATATGACCGCTATTGATGGATCAGTTGCTCCCAGTGGTCTCAGTTCTGGAAACTATTATTCTTTTATAATTCAAGGAACTAGAGAATTTAACTTTACTGGTTTCTCAGGTTCAAATTACTCTCTAGATGAAATTGTGGTGTCTGAAATTGATGAATGCTACACTGATGACAATGGAATTGGTAAGTTCCATTATGAACCCCCTACTGGTTTCCTAGCATTGTGTGAGGATAACTTACCTACTCCTGCTGTTGCTGATCCTGGTGAGCACTTTAAGTGTGTGCTTTACGAAGGAAGTGGTACTTCGAGAGGAATTACTGGCGTCGGTTTCAAACCAGATCTCGTCTGGGTGAAGTCAAGGACTAATACTGAGGGACACATTCTATTTGATAGTGTTAGAGGTCCAGAATTAAGACAGCTCGTGATGATTAATACGACAGAAGGACTTGTAACAAATGGTGGACTAATCAGTTTTGATGATGATGGTTTTGGTGTAGGACAATATACAGGAACAAACCAATCAGGACAGGACTATGTGGCTTGGTGCTGGAAGGCTGGTGGTGCCGCAGTAGCAAACACTAATGGTACAATAGCATCTCAAGTTTCTGTAAACCAAACCGCTGGATTTAGTTGTGGAACTTTTACCGGAAACCTTCAGGCTAACCAATCCATCGGTCATGGACTTGGAAAAGTTCCAGCGATGGTCGTGGTGAAAGAAAGAAATGCTAATAGTGGTTGGGCGGTGTATCACAAAGCTCGTGGAAATACTAAAGTTTCTTACTGGGATATTCCAAACACTGAATTTACTGAGACAGATAGCACTTCTTCTTGGGCTCTAACATCTCCAACTTCTGATGTATTTTATGTTGGTGCTAACGGAGCAACTAATGATAACAATCTCGCCTTCTATGCGTGGGCGGAAGTGGAAGGTTTCAGTAAGTTTGGAAGTTATGTCGGAAATTCTGATGATGACGGACCTGTAATCTGGTGTGGATTCAAACCCGCATTCCTTATGATAAAACTTGTTACAGGATCGGAAAGAGATTGGCATATCTATGATAGTTCTAGAAATCCTACCAATCCAGTAGGATTAAATCTAAGACCATCAACTGATGCTAGTGAAATTGATGAACCTGGAATTGATTTTCTTTCAAATGGATTTAAAATTAGAAAGAATTATGTTTTCTCTAATGAAAGTGGACAGACCATAATCTTCATGGCAATTGCTGAGTCGCCATTCCAAACAGCTAACGCTAAGTAATAAATACATCAGGGTATCTCTAATCTAAAGTCAAATGGCAATTGTATTTCCAGCAAGTCCTAGTAACAATGATACTTTTACTGTAGGATCTATCACTTACACCTATGATGGTTCTAAGTGGATTGGACTGGGTGTTACTCCTACTGATAGATTGATTGAGGGTAGCAATAGTTTAGAGATTAATGCTAGTAATGAATTAGTTTGGACTGGTGGTGATGCTAAGATTGGTGGATCCTTGGAAGTTAGTGCCAACATAGATCTAACGGATTCCACAGTTGATCTTTACTCTCAAACAACAAACGCAGCATCGAAAACTTTCCAACTGTTTTCTGATATAGGCGGTACAAAAACAGAGAAATTATCTATTACAGCAAACGGTGCCGTCACGCTGACTGATCAAATCAAAATTGAGGGTGGCAGCACTCCTACAGGACTTTCTAGTAGAATTAGTAAATATGGATCTCTTTTAATTGGAACTTCATCAGATGCAGTTGGTGCTGCTAGATGTTCTATTGATTCTGGTAATGGAAATATCACTTCTGTAGGCACAATTACAACAGGATCTACTTTTAGTGTTGCTAATGTTTCTGGATCTATTGCTGGATCTGGCGGCGGACAAGATTACATAGGACTAAGACATGGGACAACATTTGGATTAATGTTGAAAACTGCTGGTACTAATGTTGGCAACGTGGGTATCGGAGAAACCGATCCTAGTTATGAATTGCATGTCAAGGGATCTGGAACAGTTGCTTACTTTGAGGGCACAGGTGGTAATTCATTCATAGGACTAGAAGATTCAGACGACAGTACAATTGGATTTATTGGTGTCGATGGAGGAAGTCTAAAATTCCAGACAAGCGGTAATAGTTATTCCGACAAACTTGTTATAACTTCTGATGGTTATGTAACAAAACCAAAGCAACCAGGATTTATTGCTAGGTATTCTGTTAGTGAGACCACTTGGAATGTAGCGTCAGACGGTTGGACAAAAATTCCTTTTGACGAAGAAAATATGGATAGGGGTAGTAATTTTAATACTTCTACTAGTGAATTCACAGCACCAGTTGCTGGAATGTATTTGTTTGGAGCAGAATTACAATTAGAATCTCCTAATGGAATTAGTAGCGGTTATCTTACAAGTGGATCTAATTGGATGTATATTGCTTTCATAGTAAATGGTGCTACAACAATAGATGAAAGTAAAGGTGGAACTAGAACTGATGCTAATTTCAATGCGGTGTATAATTCACATAATCCCACTCACCTTATGCAGTTAGATGCTGGCGATACAGTTTGTATGTACCGCACTGGAAACTTTTCTACTATTAAATTTAAAGGTGGTAACGAATCTGCTTTCTGGGGATACTTGGTAGGATAATCTGCTATAATATAAACAACTATTTTTTATCATGTTTGAATCTAGACCTATCATACCTATCAGAGATGGGTGGTTAGAAGTTCGTGTACCACAAGACATCATGAAAGATGTGTGGAGTATGGTTGATCTCGCAAAGGTAGATGCCAAAGATAAATTAGCAGGTAACATCTCTAGTAGTTTGGAGATGGATCCTACTGATATGTTTCGTTCGTTTATGGATAACGTAACGAGTGAGTATCGCGAACAGTTTAATTACAAACCAAATCAAATGGTTAGTAGGATATCTGATGACGCAAGTTTACAACTACATGATCTCTGGGTGAACTGGCAGTATCAAACTGAGTTCAATCCATCACACGTACACTTCGGTGCATTCTCTTTTGTCATATGGTTGAAGATGCCTGTTGATACTAGGGATCAGTTGCAGTTACCCTTCGCTAGTAAAACTACTAGTCAATGTGTATCATGTTTTCAATTTGAGTATGTAAATATTTTTGGACACAGGAAATCATTTAACTATCCTATGGGTGAGCAGATGGAAGGTATCATGGTGTTTTTCCCTGCTGAGATGAACCATTTAGTGTATCCTTTTTATGGAACTGATGAACCTAGAGTATCAGTTGCTGGTAATATGGCATGGTTTTGATAAATAGAAGAGCCTAACTCTTTACTTATGGATAATCCAAAGAAAGAGGAAGCCAAAAAGGAAAACAAATTTGAGTGGGCGGATGAGGGTGTATCAACTCTCGTTCGAGTTATTATTCTTGGATGGTCAGCAGCAATTCTGACTCTTAATTATGTAACTGTTCCTGGTATTCCTCAGAAAAATATCGATCCAACTTTTATTGCCAGTGTTTTTACTGGAACTTTAGCTACGTTCGGTGTCATGCCTTCTAAGAAGAAGGATGAATCTAAGCAAGCACCTACATTGGAGAAGAAAGATGCAAAAATTGATTAATGGTGTCGCGTTGTTATCTGGTTTAGTTTCTTTAGCTGTCTTAGGGGGTGGTGCTTATCTTTACGTTCAAAAGGATACATTAATTGAGCAATCAAGGGAGAGAGTAACTGCTGCTATCACTGAAGCAATTACAGAAGCACTACCATCACTGGTAGATGCTGCTGTTCCAGGTGTCCCTGAGATTACTGGTCCTGCTGTGCCTAGTCCCACTATGCCATTCTAACCATGAATAAACTTAAGATCGTCGCCGCTTCAGTTGGTGGAGTATTTGTTGTAGCACATATAGGTCTGCTTGGATATGTTTTCAGGCAGGAACCTGAACCTGTGCTCCAACCTCCTACATTTCACATCCCCCGTGGTCCTTACTCTTCTTATAGGATTAAGGCAGGTAAGGATGGTTATGAAATTGAATTCCGTGCTGACGATCCTAAAGTTTTAGAATCACAAAGATCTTTATCTTCTGATGTTACCAAGAAAGGATTCTTCGGTGGTGGCACAGAGAGTCGCCGTGAATGGCGTACAGATCAGTTCACCCGTGAGGGTACTAGGAACCTAGGAGGTGCAACTGACGAGCAGGGAAAGTCTGCGAAAGAAGTAGAGTGTTTGATCGCGGACGCTGGAGCACGATCACAAGGTGCGATGGCAGGAACTAGCATAGCTGCTGGTCTCGCCGTTCCAGCGGTCGCTAGCATCCCTTACGTGGGGTGGTTAGCAGGTGGTTGGGCTCTGCTTCTAGGACAGAAGGCAGGGTCAACACTCGGTTCACAAGTGGGAAGCGTATTTAATGATTGCTAATGGATATACCTATTATTACAGGTGGAGATATTAGTATTAAAGATATTCAAATTAATACTATACGCACCTATGATTTCAATAACAATTCAACATCACTACCAATAGCAGCTCCAGTAGTTGTTAACATTGGTGTGCCTGTGGTTGATATACCAGGATGTGTTGAAGCGACTGAAACTAATACTGCTAAAAATAATCAATTAAGAGAGGACGATCCTAATGGTGTGGTTACGTTTTGCGATTCTGGTGTTCCCAATTTTAATCCTATTTCTTATGAACCAAACCAGATGATTATGACTGGTCCACCTCAGGTGGATAACAGAACACCAGATAAACCTACACCACCAGAAACAAAAACAGATACACCACCTCCACCTCCACCACCTACTGCCAAAGTAGAATGTCCTACTAAGGTACAGCAAGCACAGGAACCTGTAGGAACATTAGTAGAAGGTTTTAGAAAGGAAGTTGTTGGTTATAAACTCATTGATAAGACGTGTGTCCAGATAACAGAACCAGTTCCTCTACCCACACAAATTCTTGCTGGTCTGCCTAGTGGTGGACAGGTAATGCAGGTAGGTGGTATTGCTGTCATCGCTACATCATCAGCACTACTAGCAAAACCGCTGGCAGACATACTATTGAAAGCAGTCAAACCAGCGGTTAAGAAAGTTATGAAAAAGATTTCTACCTTACGCGGTAAGAAACCTCCTATTTTGTCTGTAGGGGAGCGCCTAGCAGAGCAGCGTCAGATGAATCATGCTGTGAAGGAGCTTCGCTCTGTCTTCCCGAGGAGGAAGAAGAAACGCTAGGGATATTGTGGTAGTGTGGATGCTTATGTCCTGGTGGGTTGTTTACTAAGACATCAGCACATACAGAATAGTATGGTGACTTGGGGTGGAATTGAATTCCTTTTAACTTTAACTCACCACAATTCTTAAGGCGAGCAATCTCAAAGTCCAATCTTTTATTAGCAGTCAGTTGTTTCATCATTGCGATGTTAGAAGTTGCTGCTTCTTTACAAAGATCTTGTAACTTTTTATCTGTAGGTGTGCTCCATGTCATAGAGAAACCTACACCTAAACTGTAGTTATCTTTTTGTCCTGTTCTAGTTCTTTTAAAGAAACTTACATCACCAGGATTATCTAAGATACCATCTCCCATTGGATTCCCGTCAGCATCGTAGGCACCAAAGTTATCGGTTACATCATATACTGGGTCATCATAATAACCTTCAAAAGGTTTGGAAGCAGAGACACTACCTGTTACATACGGAGTGAAATTGCGAGTGGGACCTTGACATTGTATACCTCCACCGTAGGTGTTTGTAATGTATGGTCCCTGAAGGACTTGAATAGCTTGGTTTGTAACGGAGCCTGAACTATTAGCCACAGGATTAGCAGTAGCAGAGACACCACCAACAGTTTCAGCATAAGAAGGATTAGCAAATAATAATGTTACTGCGAGAAGATACTTGTGGTATCGGTTATGCTTGTAACGTCGGTTTCTCTTTGAATAATCGTTTGGTTGCTCAAACCAGGTCCGCGATAAGTTTCTGTGAACTGAAACGCTGCTCCTGGTACTGTTTGTGTGAACTGTGGTTTGTTTGTTGCTCCAGTCCATGATGAAGTCACTCCATTAATAGTTACATTAGTAGCACCTGTTCCTGGTGATAGGTTTCCAGATGCTGATACACCAGTGCCAGTAGCAGAATACTGATACCCAGTGTTATAGTCCATCGAATTGATGGTCTCGGTTATTTTTTGTGTTGTCTCAGTTCGGCTTGTCATTGAGCCTTGGGTGAAATTTGGGACCACGGGGACCGCCAGGGCAGTTGCAGGTATGACACTTGCAACCACCGCACTTAGGACAGACCAACGAATCATAGTCTTCATTGTTATCTTCCTCAGTCAATGACGGTGATCTCACTTACGAATTGTCCCGTGGCTGTCGTACCAGCCCCACCAGCAGTCACGGTGAGAACACCAGCTGAAGTTACTGTACCAGCTAATGATCCTGCTGAACCAGCAGTATAGGAAAGGACTGATCCATAGTTAGGTACTTCACCTACGGTAGGAGCACCTGTTGGGATTGCATCACCCTGTGTATAAGACTGATTAAATGAGAACGCAGCACCAGCTGTGTCTTGAGTAGCACCAATAGTGCCAGGAGAATAGATACCACTAGTAATAGTACCAGTAGATACAGCACCAGCAGTTGTACCATCTGTGGTATCAATATTAGAACCACCAATGCTAAATGAGGAACCAATTCGTGTTGCCTGAGTTCTAGCTGAATCAACAGTCAGTTGAACACTCGAAGAGTGCTTTGATACAAGTCCACCTGCTTGAGTAGCAGAAGCGGTCATCAATAACATAACGATAGGAAGTAATTTCTTCATAACGTATAATATTTGGATCTGATATATTTAGTTGGTGTGCCTATGTTCAAAGTGGCACACATCACTTGACAGATCTTAAGAATTACTATATACTATGTAAAGATTCATTACGAAACGTATCATGACCGTTACAACCAACGAACAAGGACAACAAAACTTGTTTGCTAAAGAACCTCAAATGTATATCTCTAAGACTGACGCAGAGCGTTATGGATATGAGTCCTATGCTGAGAAAGCAGAGAAAGCAAACGGTCGCTGGGCAATGCTTGGCATTATTGCTGGTTTCCTGTCATATGCCATCACAGGCAACTTCTTTTTTGGAGTAGCTTGACAATGGCGGCATCATTCTTTACAATGGTAAGTGTCGTGTTCCTAGTAGCACTGGCATATTCTGTAGAACAACTTTCTGAAACATACTAATGGCATTTACTATCACAACTAGAGCACCAGATGGAACTGAAGAGTCCTTCCCTTGTGAAGACGATCAGTACATCCTCGACGCCGCTGAAGAAGCAGGTGTTGATATTAATTATTCATGCCGCGCTGGTGCTTGTTCATCCTGTGCTGGTAAACTTGAGAGTGGTAGTGTAGATCAAAGCGATCAATCGTTCTTGGATGACGATCAAATGGAGTCAGGATTTATTCTGACCTGTGTGTCATATCCCACTAGCGATTGCGTAGTCTTGACTGAACAGGAAGAGAGTCTTTACTGATGAATCTTACACAAGATGATCTTTGGGAAACAATTCACACTCTCGGTTGGAATGTCAGAGATGACAATATTGTAATAGAGATTGGTGGTACACAGGTATCTGGCATCTACCAAGGTGAAGAGTACAACAAAAAGTGGGCAGCCCAATACGGGGATCGCAAATATAATAAGGATGCATTCATCGTCCTTAAAAATCTATCCAGGAATGATGACACTAAGTCTCAACCCATGGATAGACCACACGAACCTCATCATTCAAAGACATCAGACATTGTTGTCAACATGGACGGCGGTGTAGGTGGTTCTTGGGAAGTTAAGGAGGAAAATGACAAATCCTAATGCTCTCTATGAAGACATGGAGAAACTGAATGCCCTTTACGAAGAACTCTGCTGGGGGCATCATGATGAATTAGTATTCACTCATGAAAATGGCAGAGTCATTATCTACAACAAATCACAGGAGCAAAACAAATGAAATTCGGATTCACACCTGAGGCAGAGATCCTCAACTCACGTCTAGCAATGCTTGGTTTCATCGTAGCCGTTGGAACTTATGCAACCACAGGACAAATTATTCCAGGGGTATGGTAAATGTTAATGTTCGCATCAGGTCTAGTACTTCTTTTTATTATTAACGCAGTCCTATCTGATATTGATATTGACGATGATGATCAAGGTGGTGGTGGCATGATGGTTCCTGTTACCAATCCTGCCTAAATAAAATATATCGTCGCCGTCTAAAGGGACCTCTGCCACATAACAGAAGGTCCCTTTTTTATTGTCCGAATTAAAATAAGTAATGATTGATACACAAATGTTCCATATCTACGACAAGGAGACTAGTAAACCTGTCAAAGTGTGTATGACAGTTGAGGAACTGGAACAAATGATAGCAAAAAGAGAGGTAGATTGGAAGCACTGGGAGGTAGAAACGTGCTATACTGATTCCAGTTCGGAAGACCCCTCCTACTAGTTGAGTATAATCACTCATCTTTCAGGGGTTGACGGACATAGCACAACCTGCTATACTAAATACATCGGCAAGTTAAGAAATCAAAACATTTCTTAACGTTTCGTAACACCCCTTAAACCAAGACCTATAGGGTGTCTAAATCACGTCTTTAATACCTGTATCTAAGGGTGATACAGGAATAGTAAAACCATCATTTCCCTGATGATCTTACTTTTTTTTCAATACAATGGCAACACTTTCAAGGCAACAATCAACCTCATCGTGGGAATCTTTCTGCGAGTGGGTAACTTCTACCAATAACCGCCTCTATGTCGGTTGGTTCGGCGTACTGATGATTCCAACTCTGTTGGCAGCAACCATCTGTTTCATCGTCGCCTTCGTCGCTGCTCCCCCTGTGGACATCGACGGCATCCGTGAACCCGTCGCTGGTTCACTCATGTATGGTAACAACATCATCTCTGGTGCAGTTGTACCATCTTCCAACGCAATTGGTCTTCACTTCTATCCCATCTGGGAAGCCGCATCACTTGATGAGTGGCTGTATAACGGTGGTCCTTTCCAACTCGTAGTATTTCACTTCCTGATCGGCATCTACGCCTACATGGGACGTGAGTGGGAACTTTCATACCGTTTAGGTATGCGTCCCTGGATCTGTGTAGCATACTCTGCTCCAGTAGCAGCAGCATCTGCTGTATTCCTAGTCTATCCTTTCGGTCAAGGTTCATTCTCAGACGCAATGCCACTTGGCATTTCTGGTACATTTAACTACATGCTTGTCTTCCAAGCAGAGCACAACATCCTGATGCACCCCTTCCACATGCTGGGAGTCGCAGGTGTCTTCGGTGGTTCATTGTTCTCCGCCATGCATGGTTCTTTGGTTACATCTTCACTCGTCCGTGAGACGACTGAAACTGAGTCACAGAACTACGGTTACAAGTTCGGACAAGAAGAAGAGACATACAACATTGTCGCCGCTCACGGTTACTTTGGTCGTTTGATCTTCCAATATGCATCCTTTAACAACTCACGCTCTTTGCACTTCTTCCTTGCTGCGTGGCCGGTTGTCGGCATCTGGTTCACTGCTCTTGGCGTGTCAACCATGGCGTTCAACCTCA